CAAGTAGTCCAGTTTATTATGACGGCTACATGACCGAGATCAACTTAATTGACGGTCAAGCCCTGACCCCATCTAGCTTTGGCTCGTTCAATGCTTACGGCTCATGGTCACCTGTACGTTACGGTGGTTCGTATGGTACTAACGGCTTCTACTTGCCGTTTACCAACAACGCATCTACGACTACTCTAGGCTATGACTTCAGCCCGAACGGTAACAACTGGACGACTAACAACATCAGCCTAACTGCTGGGTCTACCTATGACAGCATGACTGATGTGCCTACGCTGACAAGTGCTACTGCGGCGAACTATGCAGTTTGGAATCCTTTAGATACATCTTCAAACGGCACTCTTTCTAGAGCAAATTTACAGTCAACATCTGTGGGCGTTATTTCAGGAAAAGCAAGTATTGCTGTGTCTTCAGGGAAGTGGTATTGGGAAGTAACTTGCACTGGAGGTAATTTTTCAGGTGTTGGTTCACACATTGGTATTGATTCAGTTACTTCGCCTTGTGTATCTTCGGCAGGTACTCGACTTGGCAATACGACAACAAGTTATTCTTATAACAGTTGGAACGGCCAAAAACTGAATAACAGCGTAAGTTCGGCATATGGCGGCACTTACACCAATGGCGATGTAATTTCAATTGCACTTGATTTGGACAATGGAAAAATTTGGTGGGCAAAGAACGGAACTTTCCAAGCAAGTGGCAATCCTGCTGCTGGAACCAATCCAGCCTATTCGGGCATTGCTGCGGGTCTATACACTGCCGCCGTTGGTGACGATACTGGGGGCGGTATTGTTTTGGATTTGAATTGCGGTCAGCAACCGTTCACCTACACACCCCCAAGTGGCTTTGTAGCACTCAACACATATAACCTATAAGGAGCAACTATGCCAACAACATATGCAATCCCTAATGGCAGCACTGCTTTTGCGGCTACTTTGTATTCGGGAAATAACAGCACTCAAAGCATCAGCAATGCGGTGAACGGCGTGTCGATGCAGCCTGACATGGTGTGGATTAAATCAAGAAACATTGCTGGTGCAAACCATGTGGTGACAGATTCAGTGCGTGGTGTGAATAGGTTTGTCCTCCCCAACCTCACGGATGCCGAACTGAACATTGCAAACACGCTGACTGCCTTCAACAGCAACGGGTTCTCTTTGGGAAATACGTCTTACGACTTCAACATTTCTGGCAACAACTATGTTGCATGGCAATGGAAAGCCAACGGCGCAGCAGTAACCAATACTGCTGGCTCTATCACATCACAAGTAAGCGCCAATACTGCTGCTGGGTTTAGCGTGGTGACTTATACAGGCAATGGAACTGCTGGCGCAACTATTGGTCATGGCTTAGGGGCCGCACCTAATTTTGTTATCATTAAATGCCGTAGCAATGTAACCAATTGGTTTGTTGGTGGTAGTAATATCGCCGCCGTTGGAAATGGAACTTGGTCTTCTGTTTTAGAAGGATTAAATACTACTGCCGCTATTAGTACTGGAGCCACTGGTGTTTTTAACAGCACCGCGCCCTCAAGCAGTGTTATTACATTAGGTACAGAAACAAATGCCAACGGAAATGGTAGAACTTTTGTAATTTATGCTTGGGCAGCAGTACCCGGCTATTCAGCATTTGGCTCATACACAGGCAATGGAAATAATGACGGGCCTTTTTTGTACACGGGCTTCAGACCTCGTTGGGTGATGATAAAGCGCACAGATACTGCTGGATACCATTGGGGTATTTGGGATACATCTGTAAACACTTATAACCTTGAACAGCTATCTTTGTATGCTGACAGCAGCGGCTCTGAAATAAATGCAACAGATTTGGCATTTGATGGGCTGTCCAATGGTTTTAAAATTAGAGGTAATTCATTAGGCATCAATTCAAGCGGCGGGAATTTTGTATACGCCTGTTTTGCCGAGATGCCATTTAAGTTTGCCAATGGCCGCTGATTATTTTTTTTAAGGAGTTTTATCTTGTCACATTACGCAAAAATTGAAAACGGTATCGTAGTCCAAGTGATTGTTGCTGAAGAAGACTTCATTGCAACTGGTGCTTTGGGCGATCCCGCTAATTTTGTACAAACCTCGTACAACACCCACGGTGGTAAGCACCCTGAAGACCGCCCCCTGCGTAAAAACTACGCTGGCTTGGGCTATGCCTATGACGAGCAACGTGATGCTTTCATTCCTCCGCAGCCCTTTGCTTCTTGGCTCTTGAATGAAGACACATGCTTGTGGGACGCTCCTGTAGCTATGCCTACAGACGACAAGAAGTACGCTTGGGACGAAGAGTCTGTAAGCTGGAAAGAAGTTGAATGAGCGACCTTAACGCTTCTATCTCCGCCGCGACCTCAGAGGTTCTGGTAAGCCAAATGACGGGTAAGAAGTTTTACTTGTCTAAGACTTTCTGGGTGAACGTACTGTGCGCGGCGGGACTGGGACTTCAGATGAAGTTTGGCTTTGTGATCGGTGCTGAACTGCAAGCTCTAGCGCTTACAGCAATCAACCTTGGTCTGCGTAAGATTACAAATCAACCTGTAACTTGGTAAGACAGTTGACACATTAGCCCGTATAATGGCGGGCACGGAGGTGAGATGAACGAGTTGTTTAATTTGCTCAAGGGTGCTGCTCCCGTTTTAGCTAACGCGATTGCGGGCCCTTTAGGTGGGATGGCTATCTCAGCCATTGCCAATAAACTTGGCGTTCCACCGGAGCAAATTCCCTCCGCTATCCAGAATGATCCAGAAGCCTTAGCCAAGATTAAGGAACTGGAACTGGAGTACGCTAAGCTGACATTCCAAGACCGTGCTTCTGCCCGTGAGCGGGAGTCAACCATTGCGGTTAGCGCGGCTCCCTTTGTCAGTAAAATCATCACTCCCATCTTGGCGCTGGTCATAGTCTCCGTATGGGGCTTGATCCAGTGGTTCATGCTTAACAACACTATTCCCACCGAGATGCGGGAACTTGTCATCCGCGTACTGGGTACGATGGACGGTGCTTTGATGTTGGTCCTCTCTTATTACTTCGGCTCATCGAATGAAAAGTAACTTTGATCTGGCTTTGACCCAACTCCTCAAGCATGAGGGCGGCTATGTTAATCATCCAAAAGATCCGGGTGGTATGACTAACCTAGGCGTTACGAGAGCCGTGTGGGAGTCTTACGTAGGACGACCATCTTCCGAAAAGGAAATGAGGGCACTGACTCCGGCTCAGGTGGCTCCTCTGTATAAGCGTAAGTATTGGGATGCAATCAATGGCGATAGTCTGCCTTCTGGCTTGGATATATGTGTGTTTGACTGTGCTGTAAATTCAGGAGTTGGTAGAGCGGCTAAAATGCTACAAGGAGTTCTTGGTCTGACTCAAGACGGAAGCATCGGCCCAAAGACTTTAGACGCCTGTAAGACGCACACTACTAAAGATTTGATTGACAAGTTTTCTGACGCCAGACAAAAGTTTCTGGAGTCGCTTCCCACGTTTGGTACGTTTGGAAAAGGTTGGACATCTAGGGTTGCTGAAGTAGAGAACAAAAGCACTCTCTTAGCATGACCACCATACTGGCTGACTTAAAACTTGGGGTGATGGTTGCTGACTCAAGTATCAGCGACGGGGACCGCGTATGGAGCGGAAGAAAAGTATTCAGATTCAAGGGAACTCTACTAGGGTTCTCGGGAAACATAGATGAAGCCATAGGATTTTTAGTCTGGTACAAAAAGGGACTAAAGGACAAGCATCCTAGATTTTCAAATTCTCATGCCCTCGTAATGAACGACGCAGGGCTTTTTTATTTTGGCTCCTCATGTATAGGACAGCCAATTAAGAGCGGAATCGAGGCGATAGGTACAGGGGCTAAAGCAGCTATCTGTGCTTACGAGGCGATGGGGTTTAAAAAGCCCGAGGCAGCAGTGAAACTTGTGTGCAAGCATGATGCTGGGTCGAGAGTCCCAGTACGTACCTACAAACTAAGGCCATGAACTACTCTGATTACTACCAATTCTGTACCGTCCGCCAACTGGAATATTTACAGGCTATAGAAGAACACGGAAGCGCAAGAGCCGCAGCCAAACAATTTGGGGTTAACAAAAACACCATCAACGAAGCCGTTGCTTCTGTAAAGAAGAAAGCCGCTCTACAAGGATTTTCTCCTGAGCATGATTGGACTCATCCCGTTCCCGAGACGCACATAGCAAAGGGAATCAGTACCTACTACAACGAAGAAGGCAAACCTACTGCTACTTGGGTTAAGGCAGACATCAAACAAGGTGCCTATTTAGAAGCCGTTAAAGAGGCCGTGGCAGCGTTTATTGAAGACGTTCCCAGCTTACCAGTGGCTCAGGCTCCGAAGAAGTTTAACTCCGATGTAATCCCTTGGCTCCAGATTGGCGACGCTCACTTAGGTATGTTAGCCCATGCCGCCGAAGTGGGGGAGAACTTTGACCTCAAGATCGCGGAGCAGGAATTGTGCGGAGCTATCTCTATTCTGATTGACGAGCTTCCTTCCTGTGAGAGGATGGTGATCAACGATTTGGGAGACTTTACCCACTACGAAAACTACACCGGAACGACAGAAGCCAGCGGACACGCACTAGACTGCGATACGCGCTTCCCCAAGATGATTAAAACCTACAGCCGAGTGATGAGGTTTATCGTTGATAAGTGTTTAGAGAAGTCTAAATTCGTAGACGTGATTGTGAACCAAGGAAACCATTCTCGGACCAACGATATCTGGATGGCTGAACTATTACGTGTAGCTTACGGAGAATCTGGTCGGGTGAATATCCTCAACAACGAGAGCGTATTCATAGCCTATCGCATGGGCAATACGTTAGTGATGACTCACCACTCCGACAAATGCAAACCTAAAGACCTAGTAAATGTGATGACCTCAGACTTCAGGAAAGACTTTGGGGAAACAGAACACCACTATATAGACATCGGCCACGTCCATCACGGAATGGTCATGAAAGAACATCCATCGGTCTTTGTGGAGTCGTTTAACCACCTCGCCGGATTGGATAAATGGGCGCACGATTTTGGTTACAGGAACCGAAAATCTATTACAATCATACTTAGAAGCAAGACTTACGGGGAAGTTGGTAGACGCTTACTTCCAATTCAAGAAATTCGTGCTAGACTTACCAACGCATCTGGTAAAATATCCAAACCAAAAGAGGTATACTCTGTATGAGTCAATCTCTTATTATCGTCACAGGCTTAATTTACGCCGTGATTGCTGTAGATCAATACATTAAAGGCGGGACGGGACCAAGTATTATGTTTCTTGGATACGCTTTAGCCAACATCGGGGTCTATCTACAAGCAAAGTAGTCTTTTCCCGTTGCTTTCGTAAGAGACAAGTGAGAAAATGATTCATGCTTAAGAAGATCCTATTTCGTCCGGGCGTGTCAAGGGAGAACACAAGATACGCTTCCGAGACAATTGGCCCTGTAAACTCGCCTACTCAAACGGTAGGCGGGTGGTATGAATGCGACAAAGTTAGATTCAGAGCCGGTACTCCCGAGAAAATAGGCGGTTGGATTCCTGCAACACTTAATACGTTCTTGGGTAAGTGTAGGGCTTTATGGGCGTGGGCTACCCTAGACGGGACTAAGCTCGTTTCCGTTGGGACAAATCTTAAGTACTACGTCATGCGGGGTGGTGTTTACTACGACATCACTCCTATTCGGGTCACGGTTTCCCTGACCAATCCTTTTACTGCAACTAATCTTTCTTCTACGATCACTGTTTCTGCCACGGCTCATGGCGCTGTAACGGGTACTTATGTAACGTTCTCCGGAGCTACAGGTCTTGGCGGGAATATCACCGCTGCGGTTTTGAACCGCGAGTATCAAATTACAGTAGTGAATGTAAACACATACACGTTTGTAGCCACGGCTACAGCCAATACGTCAGATACAGGTAACGGCGGAACAGTATCGGCGGCGTATCAATACAACGTAGGGCCAGAGTTCCAAGTACCTCTCACTGGTTGGGGTGCTGGTCTTTGGGGATATGGTACATGGGGGAACGGTCAAGCGGCTTCTACTTCCATGAGACTGTGGAGCCAGTCCAACTTCGGAGAGAACCTGATCTTTGGGTATCGCGGCGGGCCGATCTTCTACTGGCAGAACTCGCTTGGGGTGGGGACTAGAGGATCTACTTTGACCACTGGAGATACGCCAAGCGTTCAGAACTATTTAATGGTGTCAGACGCCAGCAGGTTTATCTTAGCGTTTGGTGTAAATGATTACGGAAGTTTTGCTCAAGACCCCATGTTAATCAGGTGGTCGGATCAAGAATCTACTACGAACTGGACGCCCTCTGCGACCAATCAAGCGGGTAGTTTAAGACTGTCTCACGGCTCACAAATTATCACGGCCATGCAGACACGCCAAGAGATATTGGTGTGGACGGATTCATCTCTTTATTCTCTCCAGTATCTTGGCCCCCCAGTAGTTTGGGGTAGTCAGATCTTGGGAGATAACATTTCCATCTTGTCGGAGAACGCTACCGCAGTAGCTTCTGGCGTGGCTTATTGGATGGGTGTAGATAAGTTCTACAAATACGACGGACGTGTTAATACTTTACGCTGCGATTTAAGACAGTACATTTATTCTGATATTAACCTTGAGCAAAACCAACAGGTATTCTCTGGAACCAACGAGGGGTTCAATGAAGTCTGGTGGTTCTACTGTTCAGCCAACTCAACTACTGTAGATAGATATGTTGTCTATAACTACTTGGAAGATGTATGGTACTACGGTACGATGGCTCGAACTGCATGGCTGGACTCCGGCATTTTAGACAACCCTATAGCCACGACTTACGCGAATACAATGGTAAACCACGAAGTCGGAGTGGACGACAATATCAACGGTACCCCCGTTGCTCTGGCTGCGAATATCCAGTCCTCCGAGTTCGATATCAACGACGGACACAACTTTGGATTTATCTACAGGATGCTACCCGACTTGACGTTCCGTGGATCTGCGACCAGCCCGACTCCTCAAGTGACCATGACGCTTATTCCTTTGGCTAATTCTGGTTCGGGATATAACATACCGCAGTCCGAAGGCGGAAGTAGTAGTGCGACAGTACAAAGAATAGCTACCGTACCAGTAGAGCAATTTACAGGACAAGTATTTGTAAGGGTCCGAGGAAGACAACTCGTATTTAAGATTGAGTCCAATCAACTGGGAACGACATGGCAGTTGGGCGCTCCTAGAATTGACATCAAGTCTGATGGCAGAAGGGGTAATTCATGACGTACATGATCACATCAACAAGGCCACTAAATCAGGTCGTAGCGCCTCGTTTACCAAACGCGCCTACCCAGTACGAGCAAAGGCACATAGACGCCTTAAACAACGTTTTACGCCTATACTTTAACCAGATAGACGGAATCTTGGGGCAGCTACAAACAACAGAGATTTTGTCTGAAGCAACTGTTATTGATGGCGGATTACCCTCTCAGGCTTATGATAGTGTAACGGATAATGCGGAATTAACCCCTTCGGGATTTTTTAATGGCGGGAC